GCGCCTACAACTTCTTTGGCCAGGGTTTTAAGTTTCCTCGTTTCATCTTCAATGTTTGCCGTATCATTAGTGTTGCCTGCCAGGTCCGCTTGTAACTTTTGAATATAATTTTGCGCCGCAATGATTTTTGAACTGTAGGTAATGATGTTGCTTTTATGTTCAGAGATTTTCTTTTCGACCGCATCAATCTCATTAAGTCTAGTTTCAATACCTTCAAGTTGCGAGGTAAGGGCTTCAATCGCAGATTGGACTTCTTCACGTTTATGTGTATGAAGTTCGATTGCGGATCCTTTGAGATGTTCGTCAAGATTCTGGCTACACGTTGGACAAACATCATTGTTGTGGTAAAATTGTATGCTTGTTTCTTGAGTAGTAATTCTTTCGGAAAGCTTTCTAAGCAAAGCTCCCATTTCCGTACGCTTGTTACGTTTCTCATCGGCGTCAGATATAGAGGATTTACAACTCGTTTCTTTTTCTTGCTCTCCCAACATTCCTGCATTAAGTTGTGATATCTCAGCATTCGATTCAAGTATTCGCTTTTGTACATCTTCTACTTTCTTTTGCTTATCACTTTCAAGTGTTGCAATATATTGTTGTTGTAATTTAACCTTGTTTTTACCTATTTCAATAACAGTTTCAATGTCAGTTATTCTAGATTTTAAATCAGAAGACTTATCCTTTAACACAGAATTCATTACTGAAAAGACTTGTATATCTAAAATGTCTTCAATAATCTCACGTCTATTACCTAAAGACAATTGCATGAAAGGTGTAAATGAAGCAGATCCAAGAATAACAATCTGCGTAAAAGATTTATAGTTTAATTTTAAAATTGCTTCTTCAAGATACTTCTGGTAATCTTTTGCAGCGGCATCTTGATTAAGAATATCGCCGTTACAGTATATTTCAAACACACCCGGCTTCATTCCTCGAACTATTTTATATTCTTTCTTACCAATACCAAATTCAACCTCAACAATAAGATTCTTACCATTGATTGTGTTCATTAATTGCGGTTTGTTAATATTCCTAAATGGTTTATTAAACAATACAAAACAAATTGCGTCAAGAATAGTACTTTTGCCTGCGCCATTTTCACCAACAATCAAAGTTGAAGGGGAACTCTCAAAATCAATCTCTGTAAATTGTCCGCCGGTTGATAAGAAATTCTTCCAACGGATTTTCGTAAATCTAATCATGTTTCTTCGTAATGTTGTGCTTCAACGTATAATGTCTTTAGCAATGTCTTTAGTCTTTCCTTGTCTACATCAGTCTCAACGCTATCTACATAATTAGATAACAGAGTCATTGTATCTTCCAAGTCAATAGAATCATCCAATGCCTCAGATTCAAATTCGGAAAAGTCTTCAATAATTTTTAGTTCTAAAGGATCTTGTTTATAAATTCGTTCTATAAACTTCTCAAATTTAACATAGTCTTTCTTTTTAACAACAACTAATTTAACGTGTTGGCTAGCAAAAATAGATACATCAATTATATCGGGATCAGTTTTATCATCATCGTAATAAAATTTTGTAAAAATTGTATATGGATTTTGTATAAATTCTATACCATGTGTTTCAGTGTCAAATATGAAAAACCCTTTAGGATCACTTTCATCATTCCAAGTTAACTCATAAGGAGTGCCTAAGTATGTAATATTGCCTTCGGATGATTTAGTATGAAAATGTCCGCTTAGTACTTGTTTATATTGTTTAAAGTAACTACGATCAACACCCTCATGATTATCAATGCCCTTCATCATTTGAAATCCTGCAATCTCAAAATGACCAACACAATAATCTGCAGAACTTTCATCTATAAATTTTGCAATGTGCGTTTCATTCTCCTTACAAATCCAAGGAACAATATCAAAAGTAATACCGTCATAAACAAACTTTCCTGGTTCTTGATAGATAGTAATGTTGCCATAGTCTTTTAATAACAGATCGGGCGAATTAACATCTAAGCTTTCTTTCCAGAAAATATCGTGATTGCCTATAAGTGTTAGAAGTTTAATACCGTTTGCTTCTAACGGGTCAAAGAAGTATCGTCTTGCTTCTGCAAGAGAATTAAAATTGATATATTTCCTACGATCAAATAGATCACCTAATTGAATTACAGTATCAATATTATGTTCTAACAAATAAGGTATAAATACCTCACTATAAAATTTCTCATAATAAGCGTGAAATGCTTTAGAATCATTTCTTACACCAAAATGTGTATCACCCAAAAAACAAATTTTCATATTACCAATGCCTAATTGTGTTCGCCATAATAAAGAAACAAGTTACCACATGTATTGCTACCCAGAATGTTTTTAGGAACAATGCAATTTTTGCTTCTCGTAATGTGAGGATAGGAACATCTGGTCTATCATCATCGGTATTGCCCATTAGATGACCTGTTGCTCTTGCCCAGATTTTTTCTAAACTATTCATTAGAATCTTTTTTTATCCACGGGGGTATATGGGCTAATGCCATTACTAGCCACATTAATGGCATCTCTAAGTGTAGTCCGCCGCAATGACTTGGGTTTGAGTAAGATACTGCGGCTAATATAACGCATAGTGGCGTTATTGACTTGTTCAATATTTGTAACATTAACATTCTTTATTATTATTTTCTGTCACCAAATAACTGCAACAGGTTAATAAACAAGTTAATGAAGTCCATGTATAAAGTTAATGCTCCACGCACTTCTGCGCTATCGCTAGTTTCTATACTAAGTTCTTCACGTATCTTTTGTGTGTCGTATGCTGTTAGTCCCAAGAATATAATAATTGCCAATGCGCTAATAACCATTTGCATTACAGTGCTACCGATAAAAATATTGACTATACTAGCAATAATGATAGCAATTAATCCAACAAACATAAATTTGCCAAGACTATCTAGACTTTGTTTAGTAAAGTAACCATAGCCACTCATAACACCGAACAGGATTGCTGCACCCATAAAAGCACTGACAATACTACCCATAGTAAACACAGCAAAGATCATTGCAAAGCTCAATCCCATTAATGCCGCAAAACCATGTAGACATAACTGGGCTACACCTTTGCTAGGATTTCTACCTAACACATAGCTAACACCAAAGATCGCTACCAGAGGTGAAAAGATTACAATCCACTTTAGTATACCCGTAAAAAAGAATTGTAGTAACTCTGGGCTAGTGCCTACAAAATAACTAATAAACATTGATACCATAACAGCAATACTCATATGTCCGTAGACACGACCCATTGCTGAATTAATTTCGCTGGCAGACCGATATGCTATTCCGCCGGTATAATTTGTTCCAAACATTTTATTTCTCCTTTAAATATCTTTTAAAATAAATCCCAATCTATCTCCTGCGAGGCTAGAGTAAAACTCGTCACACCAAAGATCATCTGAGGATATGCTGTCAAATACATCTACATCACCAAGTTGAGGCATCGGTGTCATGGGTTGAATTTTATTCAAACTCTTTATCTTCTCTATGACCAGAACGGCCTGCCATATTGCTATCAGTTTCTCTAACTTCTACTCTGCAACACCAAACTCTTTTAGCTTCTTCGCTACCGCAATTTGGTAAAAAGATTGTGTTAATGTATTCATATAAGAAGTCAGACAGGCCTTCACATCCTGTACGCTCTACTTCTGTAATCTTAGCTAGTTTTAATCTACCCAATTCTAATAGATGTTCGCGCATTGGATCATCTTGTGCAACTAGCAAAGTATGGTCAAACCATTCTTCTAGCTTGTCTTTAAGTGGTCGTAGTCCGCCAAAATCAGTTACCCAATTACGGGCATCCAATGTATCTGCTTCAAATTCGAAATGAAAACTCATGGCATAACCATGAATTAAATTACAATGAGAATCTGCACGCCATTGCCTATACGCTACGGGACCTATTTGTCTATATGTTTTTGTTGAGAAGAATTTTTTATTTGCCATCTCTTGCCTCTTTAAGTAAGTTTGACGACATGCAGAATTTATAAAGCGGGATGAATGTTCGGGTAAGACCGCTGGTTTGTTAAAGCCTCATATGTCTGAGAATTATACCATATATTTAAAGATGATAAAATATCAGACATATCATATACAGGATTCCAATCTGCAAGACGTTTAAACATTGTACTATCAGCAACTAACGATGGAGGATCTCCTTCGCGTCGTCTATTAATAAATGTTACAATTTCTTTATTGGTAATTTTTTCTACAAGTATTTGAATTTGTAGATTAGAATGTCCCTGAAGCATCCCTAAATTATATATGCCTTGAACAGAATTGTCAATAGCTTTTATGTGTGCAAGCGCAATATCTTGAACATGAATATAATCTCTAATACAAGTTCCGTCGGGCGTGTCATAGTCTGCACCATTTAAAGTAAACGATGTGTTATTTTTGACTGCTTCAAATAGTTTGGCAAAGATATGTGTTGCATTTGGTTCTTGTCCATGTTGACCTTTATCATCCGCACCACACGCATTAAAATATCTAAATGCAGTATAATTTAATTTGTGGCATCGATGATACCATTCCAATAGATGCTCAACCATTAACTTAGATTCTCCATAAGGAGAAATGGGATCAACCTTATCATTTTCTCTCAATGGTGTTTTTGTTGTAGGAATTCCATAAACAGATGCACTGCTACTAAAAATAATTTTAGTCTTTGGAATATGTTTGGAAACAAAGTCTAAAAGCAAATTTGTTTTAGATACATTATTGTGAAAGTAGTGGCCTGGATTTTTCATACTAGGACCAACTAAGCTAGTACCAGCACAATGAATAATTGCTACAGGATAAACCTTTTTATATAGACTAAAAGCATCCATATCTGTAAAATCACATTGAAGAAACTCATCTTGAAACTTATCAAGATGTTCGTTATGTCTGTTATCAATACCGATAACTTCGTAACCTTGTTTCTTTAATTCAATGCAAGTTTGTCCGCCAATATAACCAGCGGACCCAGTAACTACAACTAATTTAGTACTTGGCTGCTGGGACATAATCTCTGTAATCCTTACCGCTACGATACCATTTAGAATTATCTTCAAACATAATATCTAAGCAACGATCAATAGTACCAGATGTCCAATCAGACAATTTACCTAAATTTGCTCGCTCTTGAAACAACAATGCATTCAATTTAAACACCGCATCATCTTGTGACCATGGGATATAAAGACATTCTCGATCATTCGCAAATGTTTCGGGGAATGATCTATATGCAGGATACAAACAATTTGTACCAAGTGCATCTGCTTCTGATGCTGTATTACTTACCCAATCCTGTAATGCACAATTAAACAATACTCGAGAATCGCCTAACAACTCATAGTATTCATTCTTCTTAAGATTCTCATAGATTTTAAAATTATGAGTCTTTTCCATTGCTCGCGCGCGAGTCAAATATTTTTCGTTATTACTACGTAAAGGACCACCTGATAATACTGCAAATTCAACATTAGGATTAATTGTGTGATAGCGTTCAATTAGATCCATAAAGAAATCAGGTTGTTTCTCTTGATCGAATCTTGCAGCAAATACTACACGAAGTTTACGATCATTAAATGGAATGCGATTTGCTACACGACTACGAACTTCATCTTTATCAAATGCTAGTCCAGAGATATTAAAGATTGGTGCTTCCCATCCTGCAATTTTCATATGGGCAACCATCTCCTCGTTAGATGCAAGTACACCTGTAACAAATTGATCTGTCATCTTTTCATATAGACCCATCCACTTCTGCATATCCCATACGTGAACAAAATCATCTGGATCAATTGTCTGTGCAAGGCAACGAACAAATATCCGAGGTTGATATTCATAGCTTACTTGATCCATAATATAAGGCAAAGCTTCAATACCAGGAGTAAACATATCTTCAAAAAAGATTGTGTCCTCAAATGTGATTTCACCAGCTTTCATCTTCTTAATAAGATTAGCCATCTGTGTCAGCGAATAATAACTACGACCGTGTGCATCAAGTACTTGCCCTGTCACAATTGCTTTGGAGTCATCTAAAATATCACCATGAATTACTTCATAATCAATACCACGACGCTTAAATGCTGCTTCACTCCATTGTTGAAGTTGTAACGTATAGCGACCTTCATAGGGCTCTAAACCCATATAATATAATTTACTCACTCTGGCACCCTTTCAAAATTAATTCTGCAACCGTTTTCACCGTCTTCTGATACTTCAATAGTATAATCTCTGTCAGGCCATTGTGCAGCACATTTATCATACAGATCACATGCCATCATTTCGCAAGATTTATAATCTAATTGTAGTGTTCCATCAGCATACCATTTTTCCATAATACGTTTTGCCTGAATAAATTCTACATCTCGATCATCATGAAATACTTCCATCTCTACACGGAAATGAAAAATATGTCTATGAGGCGTTCCTAAGAATGAAACATCTAACCAATCGCCTGTTGCTAATTTAGGATCGGTTGCAGCTTGAGGATATTTATGAATTCCCTCTTTTCGAAAGGTTACCCAAATAGAACTTTTCTTTTTAATTAGTTTACTATGTATAATTGTGTCTGTAAAAAATACAGGGTCGTTTGAATGTATTGAATTGTTCATTGTATTGTCCATCATATTGTTGCTCATGCAAATAAATCCTCAAGTGAAACTGGCGGTTGTGTGTTAACTGGTTCAGACTCCATATACTTGCCTACATTCTTTTCCCAATGTTCAAAATCTGTTAGGGTTTTAACATCAAATAATGTAGCATATTCATTCTCGCAATCTTTTTCTCTGCAGAATTTTAAAAACAATTCTTTTGATTCTGTTAAAGCATTTACATCGTGAGTAAAATTATGCACGTTTGTTAAAATAAAAGCAAGACGTGCTCGCATAATATCTACAAATTTCCCACCTGCTTCTAAATGAACACCCACACCTCTATTCATCAAGATATGATATTCTTCAGGGGTATAATTTGTTCCGCAAACTGTATTAATTTCTTTAGTAACTGTTCTATAAATGTTGGAATATTCTCTACCCATTTTAACAGAGGTTCCGCCATATGGTGTGCCGGCTGCCTTTTTAGCAAATGAGAAGTAAAACAATCCATTATCTAATGACATAGAATGCGTTGTTGAGTCATATGAAATATCAATGCCTTCATATAGACCAGATTGACTAAAACAAATATAAGGAAGAATACGACGTAATGCACCTACACCTAATACGTGTAAATGAAATGGTCTTGTGTATGGCATCTGCGTAACATAGAATGCTCGTTTAACATCCTCTAATTGCCCCATACCTAAAGCAGCGGATCCCATAGCAAGGCCACCGATACGGTGATGAAATGCAGGAGTAATTTCTTCTAGAACAAGTTCTGCCCAACGTGAATATGATTCTTGAGATGAACCTTGCATAATAACAAATGGTCTGCATTTACTACCCATTTTATCAAATGTTTCTATCTGTGCTTTTACATTTCGACCAGTTTGTCTAGCATACTCATCAAAATTATCCATGTCCGCATATCTACGCTTAGTATCAATTTTAGAGGATACGCCACTTGTAGAAGTTGTCTTAACAGGAATCTCATCAAATGCCATACCAATATCTGCGTATGTGCCCTGATTCAAATAAACTTTTTCTCTAACGTCTGGAGTATTTTTTAATCCACGAGTAATAATCTGCAGACCGCCAGAGTCAGCATGAATGTTATTAATTGAAGGGCGGAACTTTTGTAACTTAGGGCCGAAGTTCTTTTCTGTAAATCCATTATATAGTAATGAGAATGTGTGATTATTTTGATTGTGGCAAACTCGACCAATCATGTCGAGCATCATTTCTAATACTATTGGGTCATTACATTGTTCTGCACCCAATCGCAAATATGCTGGGCCAGAAATTACGTATTCATATGTTCTCATGCAAACAGGCTTTCTAATGAAGAAGTTGCTTCTTCTTTTGGTATAAAATTTGGATCTTTAGATAGATATGTGTCGTTGTCTGTGTATATTATATTATATTTAGACTTATTTGTCAACACACTTTTAACATCGTCGATAGCCAATTGTGTCCTATTTAGGATACGAATAAACTCTGCATATTTGATTTCGGAGTAATCATTGATCTTTGCAGAATCAGATCTTGCCAATGATGTCTGCGTATAATTTGATAAAAACTTTTTCCACCTATCAGATGTTTGGAAATCCAAATGCTTAACATACTGCAATGCATCATGGTTGCGTTCTTTTCGGTTGGCGTCATATTCAATCTTCAATGCCGAACCTACTTCATTTAATGGTAAACGAATATAATATTTACTATCAAAATTAGTTACCCATTCAGATTTATCAATAACAATACAAGGCATGTGGCCAAGACATTCTATAAATGCTATGCCATAACTTTCTCGCAGACTAGGATTAAAGTGAACCTTTGCAGATTTAATAAAGTCTACTTTTTCCTTGCCAACAATACTAGCTTTAATTTCATAATCAGTAATACCCAACTCTGCAAGACGAGCTTCAAATTTCTTTTTGCCGTTTGCATTGGTCATAATCTTTGCCGGCAGTCCAGTCTCTTTAATTACTTTTAAAAATGCTTCTGGATTTTTACGATCTTCCCAACGACCAATATACAAGACACCTTTTCTTTCAGGATAATCGCTTGTGAGTAATTCTCTTTCAGACATAGGTATACTTAAATGTTCTACATTTACTCCGCCATTATTTTTAATTTCAGATACATTACGTGCAGATTGTGTGCCAATATAACAGTTCTCAAGATTCATTAAGTTGTTGAAAAATTCATTACAACTTTCTAAGAATACACCTTTAAATTTTCGAGTGTCACGGAATACCATACTTTCTTCGTGCGTGTATAATACTACGGGAATATAATTATTAAGGTCAAAACTTAATACTGCGGGCATTGCTTCCAATGAATTGCAAACAACCATGTCATATATGTTAGTATGAAAAGCATTCATAACTGCATCGCGGAAGTTAATCATCTTTTCAAAATTAATTGAATCGGTAAATGCAAATGTGCCAGTATGATTCTTATACGATATAGCATTTTTAGGTGCAATTAAATTTGCCCCTAACGATTCAATTAATTTAGCAAAATCGTTGGTTGTAGGTTTGTCGGTTATAATATCAACTTTCCAATCAATAGTATTTGCCATCTCGACAAATCCTTTTGCAAATTGACCGATTCCACCATGCGGTACTAAATGTTGATCGCTGATACAAAAAGCAATTCTTTTTTTATAAATTCTCATACTAAATCTTTAAACATATTCTTGCGACCTTCCTCACCTACAAGCATATCAAATACTTCTCTGACTCTTTGTAGCATCGCACAATTAAACATTAATAAATCTCGCCTATCATCACACATATAAATTTGTTGATCGATTGGCTTAATTAATTCTTCCATTCGTTGCTGAACATTCATCATTTAATCCCCAAGAATTTTAATTAGGTGTTTTGTTTGATGAATAGCATCATCCAAAGCATTGTGGTATGTTCCTTCACGGGCATCCGCAGGAATCCAATTAAACATTGCTTTAGCAGTTCTGTAGCAACGATCATCCCAGCATTTCCAAGGTGGTTCTCTACCTGTGATAAAATAAGCATTACCTAAAATAGTATTATCAAATACTGCTCCGTTACCCCAAATTGGTAAGCTCTTAGGGCCGAACCATAATTCAAACTTATCCAATGCTTCTTGCAATGAAATATTATTTTTAGTTAATTCGCGTAATGCTTCTTTATTTTGTTTAGACCACCATTCAACAGTATCCTTGGAGATATGCATACCTGCTTCTTTGCAGCTAGCAAGATCAATCGTGCAGTAAAACTTATCTATAATTTTACTACCTTCAAATTTTACAGCACCAATAGAACAAATTGCCGCGTGTGATCTTGTTGACATTGTCTCCAAGTCAACCATTACATTAACTGTCATTTACATCCTTGTCTTGCAATCTGATAAAATTCTGCTCTTGCCGCTGAATCAGTTTTAAATCCTCCGCCCAACTTACTTGTAACGGTTGAACTGCCGGTATCTTCAACACCTCTAGATTTAACACAATAATGCTGTGCATCAATTAATACTGCAACATCTTCTGTATCAAGAATAAATTGTAACGTGTGGAAAATTTGTTCTGTTAAACGTTCTTGAATCTGTGGTCGTTTGCTGAAATATTCAACAATACGATTAATTTTACTTAGACCAAGTACTCGTTGTTTAGGAACATAAGCAACAGTTGCTAATCCATCAATTACAACAAAGTGATGCTCACAATTAGATTGTACATTAACATTACGTTCTACAACCATTTCATTATAATGCATTTTGTTGTCAACTGTTGTGCATTTAGGGAATGCCTCATAATCGAGTCCCCAAAAGATTTCATTTACATACATCTTAGCAACACGCTTGGGTGTGTCAATTAGACTATCATCTGTAAGATCAAGCCCAAGTGTTTTCATAATATCTGTAAATAAAGATTCGATTACATCGATCTTGCCCTTGCGGTCAATCACTTGTCCCGTCTCTTTAATCGGAGTCTCAACCCCGCATTTAACTAAATATTCGTGAACTTTAAGACCCAACTCGGGGTCGCATTTTGTCTTGTTATATGACATTTTTGAATCCTTCCTAACACGGATGTGATGATTGAAATTTGTTACCGTTGTGTAACATTATTATTTATATTAAGTGCCCCATGCATTTTTAAATAATGGGATTTGTAGTCGGTCGGAATATCTCCAACCTTTTCGCATTGCGAGTTCTGCTACATTGCGATTATTAACAGAGTACAACTGCTCAGTGCCGCCAAGAGGCATAAGATAAACAGGACCCTCAAAACCAGCTTTACGATATGCATTTACTGCTTCCTCGGCTTCTTCTGCATCTTTCTCTGAACCAATTACAAACTTAAGATACGTGTATCCGCACCATTCATAACTTGCAACAATTTCAGGGCAAATAGCGTCTTCCCACTTTTCACCGGATACAGACAATTTAGGAGAGACTGAAAATGTTAAAGCATCTTCACCTCTTTTAGTTGATCTATTTTTATTACTCAATGTCCAATTTAAAAGATATTGTTTAAATTCAGATGTTAAAGGCTGTGTACCATTTGTTTCAAATGTTATTTCTTTTAGCCCTAACATCTTTTCATTATCTAATAATTCAGGATATTGTTTTTGCCAACCCAATAAAGGTTCACCGCCCGTAATCACAAGATGTTCGTCTTCCCACCTCTTGTGCGGTAATATATCCATAATTGTATTGGTAATGCTATCAGTAGAGAGTACAGGGCTAAGATGCTTAAACCGAGGATCCCAAGAAGCATAAGAGTCGCAACCTGTATGAACAAGAGGAAGATCTTTATAGGTAGTAAAGCTATCAGCTTTAATTGCAATAACATTTCTTTCATTACTCTTTTCACCCTTTGCCATTCCAAATCCGTCGCAAGTAAAGTTGCAACCAAATGTTCTTAAGAACACGGAAGGAACTCCCATGTATCTACCTTCGCCCTGAATACTATAAAATAGTTCTGATATTTTCAATTTTGCCATCATATCTCCGAGAATTTATACTACATATTATATAGTGTTTAGTCATCAAGGTCAAGTGGATTTTCGATATCATCTTGAACTTTTTTAGCCTTTTTCGGAATATTCATTACCCGTTTTTCAATATCAACGGTATCCATTTGTCGTCTCAAATAATCTAAAAACTGTGATCCAAATTCACCATCTTGTTCTTGTGAAATTAGCGCATCAATATCCATATTCTCCATCAACTTATATTTGGTTGCTTGTTGTTTCTTTTCTTTTTGGATACGTCTAATAAAGGCAAAATAAATTACTTGCGTGTAATATGCAAATGGGTTTGAAGATTTTGCAGGATCAAATTTAGCAACAGCAGTCAAACAATTTTCAATACCGTCAGATATCATATCATCTTTAAAAGTATAATTAATAAAATTAGATTTATACGAAAGATGCGTCGCAATCTTAATAAAACATTCCCCAATGTATTTAGATACAATAGGAGGTTCTTCACCTTTTGCAGATGCTTCATCTACACTTTGACGATATTCTATAAGTGCTTGTAAGAATTTTTTGTTGTCTACATAATGTGAAGACTTTTGTATCTTATTAGTGGACAAGTTTTCCACGTCTTCTGCTAATGGTGTTTCTGAGGTTTTCATGGTTATCTTCTTTTTCAATTTGGTTTTCGGATTCTTCAACTTCAAGGTCGTCAGCTGTCATAGTTTCATGTAATTCTGCCTCTTTACGATCTTGAACATATTTTATATAATTATCTTTCAATGTCTCTTTAACATTAGCAGCTAATATAATATACTGCACAGGTATCTCATAAAATTCATCTTCAGCTAAAGCTAACCAAGGGGATAGTGTGTATGATTCCATAACACCTATACCAAATGGTGTTCTTACTTGATTCAATACCATTGGATCTTGTATAAAGATGCTTTGTTTATCTTTCAGAGATAAGTTTTCTTCAGTTTTACAAACTATATCCTCACCATTATTAAGTTTTAATAGTTTATATGTTTGGTTCATTGTATTATTTCTTTTAATTTATCTATTACCATATCGGCAGTTATACTTTTAGTGCATTCAAATTGTCTATCAGTATTTCTATGTTCTGGGCAAAAATACCAATCAGCTTTATTAAATTTATATTTATGAATACATCCTTGGCATTTATTAGGAGGAGGAGAAATATGTATGCAATTTTTGGAATAGGAGGTTCCACCTGAATATCCATCGATTATTATTGTTTGTGTACCCACTGCCCAACTGAGCCAGGACAACCCACTACCTAAACCTACAAATGCTACAGAATCTCTTAATTCTTTTATAACATATTCTAGATCTCCGTTTGGATGCAACACAATATTATTTAATTTACAACTACGTATTTGACCTTCATTTGATAATACTTTTACTAAATATCCTTTATCAGTTAACCAATCTATTACAGTTTGCCATCCATTTTCATTGTTCCAGTATTTCATTTGTGCTGTACTATGAGTACCTATGCATACTTGTTTTTTGGTTTCTACTATTTTAGGTTTAATTTCTTTATATTCTATACCAAGAATATCGCTACAAACTTGTTGTAATGGTAATTTATAAAAATTACTAGGATGCTTACTATAATCAGGTTCATCATTGTTATAATATAATCCTATATTATACGTGGCATATAAATTAGAGCCAATTGAGCCAAACGGAACAAATGAAATATTTTTATATTGTGTTTCAAATAAATTATTATATCCCGTAGCTGCGAATAAATTACATTTGTGTTGTTTTCTAAATTCTTCTAAATATGGTATCCATGCAATATTGTCGCCCAATGCGGCTGTGTCTAAGTTTATTCTTATATTTTTATTATTAGCATCATAGTCACATTCTTCAATTAAAATATTATTTACATAAATTTTTATTTTCCATGGTATAAAATACTCATCTATAATACATTCTGCTTGTGTATTTGCTATAGTATTAAATTTATAATAAATTAAATTTTTTAATGGGTTTATTAGCTCTACCGTATATAATAAACTTGTATCTCCATTAATTTTTATTTTTGCAATATTTTGTTCAAACATCACTT